TGGTAGCTCAATTGGCAGAGCGATGGTCTCCAAAACCGTAGGTTGCAGGTTCAAGGCCTGCCCAGAGCGCCATGCAATGTACAGTCGGGGGACGGCTGTGCAAAGCATAGCGGGGCATCCGGCCGCGAAAGTTCCGGATGCAGCAGCGCCCACCGTTTGACGCATGTCCAACGAACTGAATGCACGGGCGCTGCTTATATGCCGTCATAGCTCAATTGGAAGAGCGCCGCCCATTTAAGGCGGGACAACGTTGGTGACACCGCGGGAACATCACTGCACAGCCAACCACTGCGCACATCCATTCCGTGGGTGCCGGTTCAAATCCGGCTGGCGGCACATTCGATATTTTGACCGTTCGGATTTTCCGGGCGGTTTTTCTTTTGCATGAGTTTAGAGAGGTGGTGGCGGTGAGTGCGAAGCGGCTGACAGACAGGCAAAAAAAGAAGATCGTTGCTGACTATGTGCAGCTGCAGAGCTACGCCAGAGCCGCCAAGCTGAACGACGTGGCAGAAAGCACCGCGCGGAAAATCGTGAAAGATAATCCCAAGTGTGCGGATTTGTGCGCCTTAAAAAAAGAGCAGAACACGCAGGACATGCTTTCCTACTTGGGCAGCAAGCGCGGGGAAGCGCAGGATCTTCTCGGGCTGTACCTTCAGGCGATGGCAGACCCTGACAAAATCGCAGAAGCGACGCTGCCGCAGCTGTCCACGGCGTTTGGCACCATCGTAGACAAGTTTGCTATGCTGGGAGACCAGAGCGGCATAGAAGCCCCGGACGATGGCCTGCTTGAGGCCCTGAGCGCTGCCGCAGACATCAGCCCGCCGGATGATGTAGACATGCTGCCAGAGGAAGAGGACGACCATGCGGAAAAGTAACGGTTTTCGCTGGAAAGCCCTAAGCCAGCGGCAAAAGCAGGTCTTGAGCTGGTGGACACCGCAAAGCGCATACAGCGGCTACAACGGCATCATTGCTGATGGCGCTATCCGCTCGGGCAAGACCTTTGCCATGAGCTTCTCTTTTGTCCAGTGGGCTATGACCTGCTACAGCGGCCAACAATTTGCCATGTGTGGCAAGACCATCGCCAGCTTCCGGCGCAACGTGCTGGGGACGCTCAAGCAGCAGCTTGCGGCCCGTGGCTACAACGTAAAGGAGCACCGGGCGGAAAACTGCATGACCGTCAGCAAGGGCGGCAAAGTTAACGAGTTTTACTTTTTCGGCGGCAAGGACGAGAGCAGCCAAGACCTGATCCAGGGCATCACCCTTGCCGGGGCATTCTTTGACGAGGTGGCTCTGATGCCGCAGAGCTTCGTCAATCAGGCCACAGCCCGTTGCTCTGTCACCGGGTCAAAGTTTTGGTTCAACTGCAACCCTGGCAGCCCGCAGCACTGGTTTTATCTGGAGTGGGTGCGCAAGTGCCGTTCCCGCAAGATGATGTATCTTCATTTCACGATGGACGACAACCTGTCGCTTTCTGAGGACATCAAGGCCAGATACCGCAGCCAGTATAGCGGCGTTTTCTATCAGCGTTACATTCTGGGCCTGTGGACGGTGGCCGAGGGCCTTGTATATGACATGTTCGACCGCAAGAAGCACGTCGTAGACAAGTTGCCGGAGCTGTCCCCCAAAAGTGCCTATGTGGCGTGCGACTTTGGCACCCAGAACGCAACGACTTTTCTGCTGTTCCAGAAGCAGGCAGATACAGACTGCTGGATCGTCACCCGGGAGTACTACTACAGCGGCCGCGAACAGAAGCGGCAAAAGACCGTGGGCGAGTACGTAACAGACCTCAAGGCGTGGCTGAATGGTCTCAAGCCGGAGAGGATCATTGTAGACCCCTCTGCCCTGCCCCTGATTACGGAACTGCGCAAGAATGGCTTTACCCAGACCCCCGCAAACAATGACGTTCTGAGCGGCATTCTGGACGTGCAGACCATGCTGCAGACCGGGCGGCTGAAGATTTACAAAGACTGCAAGCACACGCTAGAAGAGTTCGGCGTGTACGCTTGGGACCCGGATAAAGACGACACCGTGCTGAAGGTCAACGACCACTGCATGGATGCTATCCGCTACTTCGTGCGCACAAAGCGCCTTGTGAAACTGAGGGATTGATTTTGAGCACTGTATACACTTTCCAGACCTTCCAGCAGGCGCAAGCCGCCGGGGAGCAGCCTGATTTCATCCGGCGGTTCGTGCAGCAGCACTGCAGTTCCGGACCGTACAAGATGGCGCTGGACGCTGACCTGTACGATGCCCAGAAAAACCCGGGGGCTGAACGCTTCGCGCAGGCTTACGCTTTGATGCTGAAACGCCTGTCCAAAAACACAAAGCAGGATGTCCTGCACCCCGATATGGTCAAGAGCAATCTTTTCCGGCGGCTCAACAAGCAGCGTGCGACCTACTCTCTCGGCAACGGCGTTGTCTTTGCGGACGATGGCGTGGACAAGGACAGGTTGGGTCAGAACTTTGACGAGCAGATCCAGAAAGCCGGATATTTCGCCCTGATCCACGGCGAGAGTTTTGGCTTCTGGAACAACGACCATCTGGTGGTTTTTAAGCTGACCGAGTTCGCGCCCCTGTACGATGAAAAAACAGGCCTTTTGCAGGCGGGCGTGCGCTTCTGGCGGCTGAACCCGGACACGGATGTGCACTATATCCTGTACGAGCTGGACGGCTTTACCGAGTACACGGAAAGCAAAATCGGCAATGTGATGCAGGAGACCGTGCCAAAGCAGGCATACAAGAGCGTGACCGTCACCACACCCGGCGGCGGGCTGGAAAGCGTGGAGGGCGAAAACTACAGCGCTCTGCCCATTGTGCCGCTGTGGGGCTCCGACCTGCACCAGAGCACCCTTGTGGGTCTGAAAGCCTACATTGACAACACCGATCTGGTGATGTCCGGCTTCTGCAATGACTTGCAGGACTTTTCGCAGATCTACTGGCTGTGCGAGAACTTCAACGGCATGACGGACGACGAGCTGCAGGAGTTCCTTGTCAAGCTGAATTTGTACCACATTGCGGGCGCAGACACCAGCGAGGGCGGCAAGATCACCCCCTACACCACCGAGATCCCTGTGACGGCCCGGCAGGCTCTGTTGGAGCTGCTCCACACCCGGGTGTATGAAGACTTCGGCGGTCTGGACGTGCATTGCGTCAGCGCGGACAGCACCAACGACCATCTGGATGCAGCCTATGAACCGCTGAACCAGAACGCGGACGACTTTGAGGCTCAGGTCAAGCCGTTTATCCGGCAGATCTGCGCACTGGCTGGCTTTGACAACGCTATGCCAGCATTCAACCGCAGCAAGATCACCAACACAGCCGAGCAGGTCGCAACGGTGATTTCTGAGGCACCCATCATCGGGCAGGACATGGCCATTGACTTGCTGCCAAACCTGACCCCGGAACAAAAGGAGCAGGCCAAGGCAGCGCTGATGGCTGAGAGCGCAACACGGGAGACCGTGGACGAGGAGGAAGACACCGATGAAAAAAACCAGCAAAATTTATGATCCTCTTGGAAGATTGATCGATGTGATGCTTTTTGTCGCTGATTTTGCCATTGTGGCTGGGTGCTTTCTGGCCGTTGCGCAGGCGATTGGCTTATGACCGACCGTGACCGCATCTCTACCCGCCAGCTGAACCGCCTGCGCCGCCGTATCCTCCGGGTGTACGGCACTGCCCGCCGGGAGATGCAGGAGCAGCTGACCGAGTTTCTGGCAAAGTACAAAGCGCTGGACGAGCGCAAACGGGCGCAGCTGGATGCAGGCGAGATCGCCGAAGACGACTACCGCATCTGGCTGCAAAATCAGGTCTTTCAGTCCGATTTGATGCGCGCCAAGCTGGACGGCATTACCCAGACCTGCACCACAGCCCAAGAGACGGCCTACAAGCTGGCCCGGGACGAGCAATACAACATCTTTTCCTTTGGCGCAAACTGGACGTTCTACGAGCTGGAACAGGCCGCAGGCGTGACGTTCGGGCTGACCCTGTACAACACCGAGGCGGTGCGGCTGCTTTTGCAGGAGCGCCCCCGGCTTGTGCCCAACAAGCGTATCAAAAGCGAGAGCAACAAAACCTATGATGCAAAGATATTCAACCGCTACGTCATGCAGGGCATCGTGCAGGGCAAGAGCGTCCACGACATCGCCGTGCAGGCCGTCAACGGCATGGCTGACACAGAGATCCACTGGGCCATGAACAACGCCATCACAGCCCTTACCAGCGCCCAGAACGCCGGGGCTTTGCAGCAGATGCGAAACGCCAAGGCTTTGGGCATCGAGGTCAAAAAGCGGTGGAACTCCACCCACGACTACCGCACCCGTGAGATGCACCGCTTGCTTGACCAGCAAACGGCAGAGCTTGACGAGCCGTTCAAGGTCATGGGTTACGAGATTCAGCGCCCCGGCGACCCCAACGCAGCGCCGGAGATGGTCTACCACTGCCGCTGTGTGTTGTCCTCTGCCTTGGGCAAGTATCCCCGACAGAACGCCATGCAGCGGGACAATGTGACCAAAGAGACCACCCCCGTCATGGATTACACCGAGTGGTATAAATCCAAGGGAGGCACAGAAGCCGAACAGATGTGGTGGGCGGAAGAACGAAAGAGAAAGAGGGAGCGAAAATGAAGCATAAAAATAAGGCCCTGCCGCCCGGCAGAGCCTAAAGGTCACAGACCTTTGATTTGGTTGAGCAGAGCCGCACGCAGGGCATCGGTTTCAGCGTCCGCTTGTGGCTTGTTCTGGTCATCCGGGATATATTCCAGTATATCGCCGGGCTGACAATGAAGCACCTCACAAATTTTGTCAAGCGCCCCAACGGGAAACTGCTTGATAGTGCCAAGACAGATCGATGATATGGTAGGCGGTCTAATCCCAGTAGCTTCAGCGAGTTCCTTTTGGGTCATGTTTGCGTCTGCGAGCAAGGCCTTTAAGTGATAGCTTATCGACATTTCGAACACCTCTTTTCCTACATCTATAATACTACGCTATCCGTTAATAGTCAATACGCAAAACGTAAAAATTATTTGGAAAAATTACGGAAAACGTATTGACGAATTACGCAATTCGTAGTATAATAGATGCATGGAAAGGAGGTCAGAGGTGCAAGGGAGCAAATACCGGGAGGTGATGCTCCGTGACTAGCAAGGAGTTTGCAAAGCTCACCAGAGCCGAGCAGTTGGCACGGTTTGACGCATATAAAAAAGCGGCCAGCGCTGGAACGCTGAACCGCTAAGACACAAGAAAGCAACCAGTCAAGAAGCCCCTTGCACCTCCATTTTATTTTTTTATAAGCGATTTGTCAAGTAAAATGTGAGGTTTTAGCAATGAACACACAAAAAATCACGAAAGTGGAGCTTGAACTGGATGCTGTTTCTGGCGAACTCCGAGTAATGCACGACCTACTGAACATCTTTGCTAACTGGTTTGATGAAACGCACAAGACCGATATGATCAAGCGGGAGCGCACCAGCGAGCTTGTGAGCCAGATTTGGAACGAAGCCCCGATGTACAGCTCCATGCTGACGGCCCTGTTCGCATCCCTTACCGGGTTGGAAAAGGAAGTAGACGAAGTGCTTAACTATCAAATTACAGAACAAGAGGTAAACGCATGAGTAACATTCAGATTTTCAACTACCAGAACAATGAAGTCCGCACCGTAGAGATGGGCGGCGAACCGTGGTTTGTCCTGAAAGACGTGTGCGGAGTTCTCGACATCGCAGACCATAAAGTTGTCGCAAGACGGCTTGATGAAGATGAGGTGTGCCAAACACCCCTCACCGATAGCATGGGGCGTCAGCAGTCAACCACCATCATCAACGAGAGTGGCTTATACCACGTCATTCTCCGTAGCGACAAGCCGGAAGCGGCTCCGTTCCGCAAGTGGGTGACTTCCGAGGTGCTGCCCAGCATCCGCAAGAATGGCGGCTACATCGCCGGGCAGGAGCAGCTCACCCCGGAGGAGCTGATGGCAAAGGCGCTGCTTGTGGCAAACAAGACCCTTGCAGACCGGGAAGCCCGTATCTGTGAGCTGACCGCACAGAACAGCCAGCTCACCGTGGAGAAGCAGATTATGCAGCCCAAGGCCGAGTATTTTGACGAGCTGGTTGACCGCAATCTGTTGACCAACTTCCGGGAGACCGCCAAGGAGCTGGGCATCAAGCCCAAAGCCTTTGTGGCATGGCTGCTGGAAAAGAAATTCCTTTACCGTGACCAGAAAGGCAAACTGCTGCCCCGAGAGGACAAGAACAACGGCCTGTTCGAGGTCAAGGAAGCCAAGAACGACAAGACCCAGTGGAGTGGCGTGCAGACGCTTATCACTCCCAAAGGCCGAGAGACGTTCCGGCTGCTGTACCTGTAACTGAATAACTGACCCTGCCCCACACCGGGGCGGGGTTTTGTTATACATGGAGTAAACCATGAACTTTAACTACGACATCAAATTCACCGACAACACCCCGCAGTTGCATGAGGCGCTAGACTCGTGGGCAGAGCGGGTTCTGACCATCTGGGGCATGAAAGTGCAAGACTACGCCCAGCTGCTTGTGCCTACTGGAACGGCAGACAGCACGGGCATTGAGGGCTACGTGGGCGGAGCGCTCAAGCAAAGCCTGACCTATGCCGTAGACCTCGCAAAAAAGACCGTGACCATCGGGTCAAATCTAGCTTATTCTGTGTAAACATACATGCACCTTTATGTGGCAACACATATCGAAAATCGGGCAATATCGGAAAATCCCTCTTGTTCCCAACTCGAAAATGTGATATAATTGCATTAGGAGGTTGGAACAATGAAAGACAGAAAGAAAATCAAAGACTTAACAGGAAAAAAGTTCGGTATGCTGACAGTTATCGGCTTGCAAGACACCAATAGCCGGAAAACATACTGGGTTTGTCAGTGCGATTGTGGGAACATAAAAGTCGTTCGCTCTGACAGCTTGCAAAGTGGCGCTATTCGTTCATGCGGCTGCATGAAAAAGGCACAAGAAAAAATCAATCTTACAAAACATCACAGTCACAAAATGAGCGGCACTCGTATATACCATATATGGCGTGGAATGAAAGACCGCTGCTATAATGTTCACAGCCCAAGCTATTATAGATGGGGTGGGCGTGGCATAACGATATGTGATGAATGGAAAGATAACTTTAGTGCTTTTTATTCATGGGCAATGGAGAATGGATATTCTGAAAACCTTACAATAGACAGAATTGACAACAACGGAAATTATGAACCGAGTAATTGCCGTTGGGCCACAATGGAAGAACAAAGTCGAAATAGGCAATCTAATGTTGTAATCCAAATTGGCAACTCAAAAAGAACACTTAAAGAATGGTGCGAAATTTTTGATTTGGAATATGGGACGATATTGGAAAGATACCACAATAACGGCTTTGAAAGTATAGATGACCTGTTTAATTGATGGGCAATTCCGAGATAAGCTGAATCATCATCAGCCATCGTAGAGCGTAGAGGTTGAGCGATAAGAGAGCAATAACACCTCCAAGAGTGTCCGACATCCTGCAAAGGATGATAATGTACGCCGAACTTACAGGATAGCAAACTGTAAGAGGTAAAGGATAAAAAGCCTTTACGATAACATTTTGATGTGGAGCTGGGAACGGGCATCTTTGCCGAGAAGGGCAACGGACGCAAAACGCCGTGGGTCTGGAAGGACTTCAACGGCAAATGGCACTTTACACGGGGCATGGCCCCCCGTCCGTTCCTCCGCCCGGCGGTGGAAGAACACATTGACGAGCTGCGAGAAATCGCAGTGGAAGAAGGAAACAAGGAGGTATAAGGATGACAGAGCTTGAAAGCTTGAGCGCGCAGCTTGAAGCTGCTGTGAAAATGCAGGCAAACGCAGAAAGTCTTTATCATAAGTCTGCCGAAAAAATTGAAAAACTCAAAATGCAGATGCTTGAGGTGAAGGAAAAGAACAAGCCCAAGGCTGCAAAAGTCGAAGAGTTGTTTGCGGCTGGTGTTCAGGCACGCAAAGCGCTTCAGGAGATGTGTGATAACACATACGGCGAGGGAAAAGCCAAAATTTCTGTTTTTGTCTATGTTCCGGCCGAAGCGCAGGACTATCCGACAGCCACAGACTGCGAATTTTCGCTCTAAAACTAAATACTTAGCGGTTGGCGCACAGCGTCAGCCGCTTTTTTATGCCGCTTCAGCTCAGGTTGGCAGAGCACCGGACTTTTAATCCGGGGGCCGTGGGTTCAAGCCCCACAAGCGGCACCACACCGGCAGCACGTCCGGCAAATAAACCTTATTGCCAAGCATGGCAGCCCGAGCAAGGGCAGAAAGGACTAACACATGGCACTCGAACGCAAAACTCTCCGGGAGATTCTGGAAGATGAAACGACCGACACCAGCGGCAAGCTCAAGAAAATTCTGGACGTGCTGCATAAGGAAACGGACACTTTGCAGAACCAGCTCGATGAGAAGGACGCAGCCCTCGCCAAAGCCGAAAAAGACCGGGACGCAGCCAACGGCGGCAAGGAAGCCGCTGAAAAGGCGCTGAACGACTACAAGGCCCAGCAGACTCAGAAGGACACCCACGCAGCCAAGGAAGCAAAGTTCCGGGAGCTGCTGAAGTCCGCCGGGGTGCTGGACAAGTATGCTGATCGGGTCGTGCGGCTGTCTGGCGAGGATATCGACAAGCTGGAGCTGGACGATAAGGGCGAGGTCAAGGACGCCAAGAAGCACGCCGACAGCCTGAAGACTGACTGGGGCGACTTTGTGGCTACGACCACGACCACCGGCGCAAAGGTGGACAACCCGCCCACAAACGCCGGTTCCAAAATGACCAAAGACCAAATTTTTGCAATCAAGGACGCCGGCGAGCGCCAGGCGGCCATTGCAGCAAATGCCGACCTGTTTACAGGCGGCGGAAAGGACTAATACATGGCAGCAAAAGAAAATATCACCATGACCACCGATATCACCGTAGCCGCGCGTGAAATCGACTTTGTGGCCCGTTTCCAGCGCAACTGGGACCATCTGCGCACCATTCTGGGCATCATGCGCCCTATCCGGATGCAGCCTGGCACCGTGCTCAAAAGCAAGTATGCACAGGGCACCCTGCAGAGCGGCACCGTGGGCGAGGGCGAAGAGATCCCGTTCAGCAAGTACACCGTCAAGGAGAAGGAGTACGGCAAGATCACCATCGACAAGTACGGCAAGTCTGTCACCCTTGAGGCGATCCAGAATTACGGCTACGATGTCGCCGTGCAGAAGACCGATGATGAGTTCCTGTACGACCTGACCGCTCTGGTAACGGATAAGTTCTACAAGTTCCTGAACACCGGCACCCTGAAGGGCACTCCCAAGACCTTCCAGATGGCGCTGGCACATGCCAAGGGCGCGGTCGAGAACAAGTTCAAGACCATGCATCGCACCGTGACCGGCGTTGTTGGCTTTGTCAACGTGATGGACGTGTACGACTATCTGGGCAATGCCAATATCACCGTGCAGAACCAGTTCGGCTTCCAGTACATCAAGGACTTCATGGGCTACAACACCATCTTCCTGCTGTCCGACAGTGAGATCGCGAAGGGAAAGGTTATTGCCACCCCGGTAGACAACATCGTCATGTACTATGTGGATCCTGCGGATAGCGAGTTTGCCCGCGCAGGTCTGGTCTACCGGACCGCAGGCGAGGCAAGCAACCTCATCGGCTTCCACACTCAGGCAAACTACAGCACCGCAACCTCCGAGAGCTACGCCATTATGGGCGTGACCCTGTTTGCTGAGTATCTGGACGGTATCGCTGTCGAGACCATTACCCCGGGCGAGTGATCGCCCCTTTGTAAGGAGGACGCCCCATGACCGTCCCAGAGCTGTGCGTTTACACGCACAATTTTTTTGACCGGGCGGACGACCCCGTTGCCGGGGAGTTTGCTTTTGAGCCGGATACCGTGCCCGCCGGGGTAGTGCCGGGGCAGTATTTCCTTGTGTGCGGATCCATCTTCAACGACGGCGTGCACAAGGCCGGGGACGGCGATTTGACCGCCGAGACCTTCACCGGGACGGTACAGCCCATGCGCGTGCCGCCTGACTTCGTGGCGCTGGCTGAAAAGATTGACGCATACGACAAGGCGCTCCCGTCCGGCGGCGTGTATGTGTCCCAGTCTTTTGTCGGGTGGTCCGGCACGATGGCTACAGGCACGGACGGTCTGCCTGCAGACGGCAAGACCCGCTATAAATCCGAGATCAATCAGTGGAGGAAGATGTGACATGGTCAACGCGTTCACTGCATCCACCGTGATGCAGAGCTTTACCCAAAAATACCGTTTTCAGACCCGCAGCTATGAGCCGGACGGCGTGGGCGGCTTTGTTTCCGGCTGGAAGGACGGCCCCGAGTTTGAGGCCGTGGAGCGCCACGACACCACCGTGGAAGCTCAGGTAGCAGAGCAGGCCGACACGGCATCTACCTACACGCTGCTGGTCAACACCGGTGTGCCTCTGGCTTTCCCGGACTACATCAAGCGGGTAAGCGACGGGCAGACTTTCCAGATCACCAGCGCGGCAGATGAGGGCAAAGCCCCGCCAGAATCCGGCATGGGACTGCGGGCCGTCAAGTGCAAAAAGGCGGTGCTGCCGTAATGGGGCCGTCTGAGAGCATCAACCGGTCGCTGAACACGTTTTTCAACGGCTTTGGCATCCCGGGTTATCTGGAAGATAACATCCCTCCTGCCGCTTCCCTGCCCTATCTGACCTACAAGCCCACCATCCCCGGCGGGTGGAACGAAACGACATCCTTCCACGCCCGGCTGTGGTACCCCAGTAAGGGCGGCAGAGCCCCCATCCTGCAAACCGAAGATACGATCAGCGCGGCCCTCGAGGACAGCACAACGCTTTCCTGTGAGGGCGGCGCTATTCTTTTGCAAAAAGGCACCCCATGGGCACAGCCCCTCGACAACCCGCCTGAAGGGTATCTGTGCGAATACCTCAATTTTGAAATCACGCAATTTTGCGAGTAAGGAGCAATATGGCAAGAAAGTTTACCAAGATCAGCGCAAAAGCATTCGAGTCCATGCAGATCAATGCCGGTGTCGTGCTGAACAAATTTGACCCGGCCGGCACGACCGAGATCCAGGACGCAGACATCATTTGCGCCACCTCCGGCGGCATCACCGCGACCTGCAAGCCAAACTTCACCGATCTGGGCGCGGACGTGGACAACGCCCAGAAGAACACCGCAGAGCTGATGCAGATCGAGGACTACGACTGCACGCTGGCCTTTACGGCCCTGAACGTCACAACGGACGTTATCAAGCTGGCGCTGGGCGCTGCGGATGTGAGTGACAAGAAAGTCACGCCCCGTATGACGCTGAATCCCACTGCCAGCACCGGCGACTTCAAGGACATCTGGCTGGTGGGCGACACCATCGACGACGGCTTTGTGGCTGTCCGTCTGATGAACGCACTCTCCACCGGCGGTTTGACCCTGAAGACGACCGACAAGGGCAAGGGCAACATTGCAGTCACCCTGACCGGCTGCCCCCGTCTGGGCAGTGATACCGTGCCTATGGAGTGGTATTACAGCCCCAAGGCCGCAGCATAAGGAGGATACCGCATGAAATTTTTGACAGAGCTGCCCGATGAAGAGTTTCTGCGCCACTGCTGGCAGATCGCCGATGTGGCAGAGGAGGTCTTGGAAAAATCCAAGATCATGGAGCTGCGCAAGGTTCTGCCGGTTCTGACCGGCGATGAAACGCCGGAGGAGCTGGAGCAGAAGAAGAAGGAGCAGGCAAAAAAGAATATTCAGGCTATGGCAAAAAGCTTGCTGTTCGACAATGCTGCTGCCACCGCAAAGCTGCTTCCGCTGCTCTATGAGCCGGATGTAGATGAAAACGGAGTGGTTGAAAATATCGGCCCGTTCAAGAAGATGCGCGCGGTGAAAGAACTGCTGAACAACGATGATGTGCTGGATTTTTTGCTCTGGTGTCTGCCGTTGGTGCTGGCGGGTACAGACGCCTGATTTCTTCCATCAGCCCGGACGCGCTGCGGCTGTTTGGCAGGCCGTACATTTTGCAGCACTGCCTGAACACTTTGCGGCAAGAGCGCATCACGCTCAGCTATCAGGCGTACATGACGGACGCTCTGGCGCACCTTATAGGCGCGGAAGAGCGGTGGTACGACATGGTGGCCGGGCTTGTAGAAAACCGCCCGCAGCCGCCGCAGCCGTCCGCTGATGAAGTGATAGCACGCATTAAAAATGGCTTGAACGGGGGTGATGGAGCCTGAAACTTTTTGAATTGAGCGCCACCCTCGGGCTGGACGACAGCGCCTACCGGCAGGGCATCCAAAATGTGCAATCCGAGACAAAAAAGACCGTTTCTTCACTGTCAGGAGAGTACAGCAAGGCCGCAAAGGCCGTAGTAGAGCTGACCAGACGTTACAACGAATCGGTGGGCAGGACCGGCAAAGCGTCCTCTGAGACCAAAAATCTCAAGACCATGTTGGCACAGGCAGAAGCGCAGCTCAGAGCAACCACGACCGCGCTGAAAGCTGCAAACAACGGCATGGAGGGCTTTGCCAACTCCACGGATAAGGCATCCGGGAAGTCTCTGGCCGGTGCTATTGCACAAGGCACGGTCATGGCGAGCGTTTTCTCAAAGCTCGGATCCGCTGCGCTCAGTGCCGCAGAGGGATTCATCTCTTCCGGCATCGAGTACAACGCCCAGATCGAGAAATACACAACCGGCTTTACCAATATGTTGGGCAGCGCGGAAGCCGCCCAGCAGGTCATGAGCCAGATCCAGGAAGACGCGGCAAAAACCCCCTTTGACGTGGCGAGCCTGACACAGGCCAACCAGTACTTGATCTCTGCAGGCGAGAACGCTTCCTATGCCCGCAGTACCATCATGGCACTGGGCGACGCGGTCTCTGCGACCGGTGGCGGCAACGACGAGCTGAACCGCATGTCCCAGAACCTGCAGCAGATCAAAAACGTGGGCAAAGCCAGCGCTGCGGACATCAAGCAATTCGCAATGGCTGGCATTGATATTTATGGCATTCTGGCCGACTACACGGAAAAAAGCACCGCCGAAGTGCAGAACATGACCGTTACATACGACCTCTTGACGGCGGCCCTGCAAAAGGCATCCGAAGAGGGAGGGCGTTATTATAACGCAATGGAAACCCAGAGCCAGACCATGAGCGGCCGCATTGAAACCCTGAAAGACAATTGGTCGCAGCTGCTTGGAACTCTTACAGAAGGCTTGACGGAGACGGAAGGAAAACTCGTAACAGCTGCTTCTGGGTGGGTGCAACGGCTACAGGAGGCCTTTGAGACATCCGGTGCAAACGGTCTGATGCAGGCGGGTGGTCATATTGTGGACGACATTGCAACCGGAATTTCCGACGGTATTCCCTCTCTTGCCACACAGGCAGCAGGTGCTGTGCAGAATTTTGCCCTGTATCTGCAGGACAACACAGGCCAGATCGTGGATACGGGCGGACAACTGCTGACCAGTTTGGCAAACGGGATCCTGAGCACGGCCCCCATAGTTGCGAATGCTGCTGTACAGACAGTTTCTTCGCTTGCTGTGGAGCTTTGGAACAATGCGGATAAAATTTTTACAGCTGGTGCGGATTTGCTGGGGAAACTGGTTGAGGGCTTTTTAAGTTTGACCGGCAATGTAATTGAAGCTATCGGGAACATCACTGCGGCGATTGTCACAAAGATTTTTACGACGGATTGGGTGCAGATCGGCAAAGATATTGTTTCGTCTATCGGTCAAGGCATCCTTAATGGAGTTTCAGCAATGTCCGGCCCGCTTGATCGGCTGTCGTACAAGCTGAACCATGCTCTAGGTAAAAACGGCTATGAAGAAAACACATTTGAGGCATGGGCCGCTGCCAACGGTAAAACGTCCGAAACCAGATACCAGCAGGGCAGCCCGAAAGATGCTGCTTATTGGAAGCGATACGGAGACAGGCTTGCCCGGCAATACGGCCTGAATGAAATAGGGCTTGATACTGGAAGCGACGGAACGGACACAACGTCCGGAGGAGATGCCACTAAAACTACAAAGACTGGCTCCACCACCGAAACGGTCATTTCGTCCATCTCCAGCACGGCTACGACCACCGCACAGAATGCGCTAGGCACTGTGACCACCAGCATCCAGACTCTTACCGAGAAGGTCAAGGACAGCGCGGGCAAGATCAAAGACCGCATCACCGAGACCACCACCACGACCGGCAAGGAGATGGTGAACGGTGTTGCCACGACCTTTAAGCAGGTCGAGACCAAAGTCAACGGCACGGTCACAAAGGTCACAAAGACCTATGATGACATGTCAAAAACGCTGCTGGGCACCTTTACCAACATTTCTGAAACCACCGTTGACGGCATCACCACAAAGGTGCAACAGGCGGTGGAAAAGTACGCGGACGGCAGCGAGCATATCAAGAAGAACGTCACAGAGACCGGCCAGCGCATCGGCGAGAACGGCGCGGAGACCTACGAGAAGATCATCACCTACATCGACGGCGTTCAAGACAAGGTGACGGAGACCTCTACTCTTATCGACAAGAGCGTGAAGGGCACCCAGAACCGCATTGACCAGCAGCTGAGCGAGGCTTCCGGCCAGCTGGATAAGGGCATTTTCGGGCTGGTAAAAAGCGCCTTTAGTGATGCCAAAAACGGTGACTGGGCAAGTCTTGGGCTGGATTTTGTCAATCTGATCTGGGGCGAAGTATCGCAGAAGCAGCGTGACGTGATCTCTGATTGGCTCAATAAGGCATTGACCGCAGTCAATGAGGGCTACTTCAGCGGCGGCATCGGTAAGGCATTTGATATCTTCCAGAAGCTTTTTTCTGACGGCGGGGTAAAATCCGATATCGACGGTGTGACCAATTCGGTCAAGGCTTTTGGTGAGATCGTCAACGGTCTTGCAGGCTCCGGCGGCGTGGGCGGCGCTCTAGGCAGCATCGTCCAGAGCTTTTCCGGCATGGCTGGCGGCATCACCTCTGCACTGGGCAACATCGTGTCCTTTGTGGCAGCAAACCCCGTCCTTGCCCTGATCCTGGGCGTGGGCGCAGTCGCCGGCGGCATTGGCCTTGCCATGTGGATGGACAAGAAGAATAATCAGAAGCCTGTCAGCCACTACCAGAGCCCCTTTGACAAAACCGGTATGTATGACAGTCTGGGCACCTTCTCCACCCGTGCGGCCCTGCAGTACCGCGTCACCGGCCAGCAGTCCATTGTTGACCGGCAAACCAGCATTCTGGAACGCATCGAGGGGATGCTGGACGAGCATCTGCCTGACATCGGAAAGGGTCAGGTAGTCATGGACTCCGGTGAACTGGTGGGCGTGCTGTCGACCCGCATGGCGACCAACGTAGATGCACGCATCGGCGTGACAGTGGAACGGAAAGCGAGGGGTGTGTAATGGCAAAGCTTCTGGGGGCAAAAATCGGCAATTTTCACACCCTGAAAGATTGGGGGCTGTACCTCAAGGTAGGCAGCCCTAAAATCGGCGCGGCAGAACCGGAAGAATACCTTGTGCAGGTCACCGGATCCGATTCACTGCTGAACCTGACCACATGGGACGATGGCAAGGTGCACTATAAAAAGCGCACCATCACCATGGAACTGCTGTGCAACGCGCCAAAAAGCAAGTGGCCCAGCATCGAAAGCACCATCGCCAACGCCATTCATGGCAAGTGGCTGCAGTGCCGCTTTGATGAAGACCCGGCGTGGTACTGGGAAGGGCTTTGGAAAGTCACACCATCCCGCGACCGGCTTTCCAGCGCCTTTACCATCACCGGCACCTGCAACCCCTTCAAGCGCAGCGTCTACGACGGCACCAACGACTGGCTGTGGGATGACTTCAACTTTGAAACGGACATCGTGCGCAACTACACGAATATCCCGCTCAAGGCGGGCGAGGACAAAGAGGTGTCCATCACCGGTGCACCGCGTGCGGCCGGCATCTACTTCAAGCGCAGCGAGACCGCCGCAAACATCGCGGTGTCTCTCAATGGCTTTGAGGTGGGCATTCTGGCCAAGTCCACCGACTGGCAGTATATCGAGGGGCTTACTATGCCGGACGGTGTGGTGGGCACCCTTGTTTTCGCTGCATCGGCAGACTGCAGCATTAGTATTAAATATCTGGGGGCAAGCCTATGAGCTATAAAGTTTATGCTGGTGTGCAGACGGATGTAGACACATGGAAAACTAGGGTCTGTATCCACGATATCAGCGATATTACCGACACGAAAAAGCTCATCAGCCCCACGCTGACCCGCGAAGTGGGTAAAGCTGGCTCTTTTGAGTTTACCATGCCGCTGGGCAATGTGGCACACTCTGCGCTGCAAAAGCTGCGCACTACGGTAGAGGTGGAACAGGACGGCGTTTCCATCTGGCAGGGCCGTCCCATGAGCCATGAACAGGATTTTTTGATGCGTCAGAAAATCTACTGCGAAGGGGAGCTTGCATATCTGAATGATAGCGGCATTGCGCCGTACGCTGCAAAAAATGTGAGCTTTTCGCAATTTTTGGAATGGATCTGCGATAACCACAACGGAATGGTAGATGCATACAAAGCTTTTACTCCTGGCAATGTGCAAATGGACATTCCCATGATCGTGCCCTATATCGACGGCATCAAAGTCGTGCAGGTGGGTTACAGCTACGATTCTAATGATGGAGATTACATTTACCATTGGGGAATTGTAGATCCCGTGGATGGAAAGACGAATATTTTCTATGAGGAAACAGAGATCAACAAAGCTTCCTGCCTGAGCTGGGAAATCGATGAAGAGCACATTGCGAAAGGTCGCATTATTTCACGGATTGGAAGCAACAATTTCCGCGTGCGTCTGTTTGCAGCCTATGTAAAGGGCAAAACGTACGCCGCAAAGGTCGAAGTGAAAAAAGCCGAAATCGTCTGCGGTACTTGCAACAAGAATTTTGGCACGTACTCCATTTATAACGTTGAGCAGGCATCTGAATCCAAGACCTTTAAGATCACCGAGCAAAACGGGAAATATAGTCTTGCTATCAACGGCAAGACGGATCCCCGCTTTTTGTTTGATGTCAAGGAACCTACATACAGCTTTGGCGATGGAAAAAACTACGGCATTACATGGGACATCTTGCAGAGTGAGCTGGTTGAAAAGTACGGCGGATATCTGGTGCTGCGCCATGCAGAAGATCATGACGGAAAACCGCGCCGGTATCTGGACTATCTGCAGGCGATCACCGATAAAAACACCCAGACGGTGGCTTTTGGAACAAACCTGCTGGATTTGACCGACTACGTCAAAGCAGAGGATATCTACACGCGGGTGATCGCGGTAGGTGCCAAAAAGATAACATGGCTTGTTTTTTCATGGGGAGAAACCATTACAGAAACCGCAAACGATTTGGCTGCGCAAAAGCTTTTTGGCATCATCACAAAAGTGATCTTTATTGAAGGCATCGAAAGCACGCCGCAGTCTTTGCTAGATGCGGCAGAGGAAGAACTCGCCAAAAATCTGCGCTATCTGAACGGCATGACAGTCAAAGCGGTCGATTTGAAAGACGCTGATATTGATGTCAGCCGTATTGCAATTGGAAAGCAAACGCACATTTTCTCTGCACCGCATGGTGTAGATACCTGGTTGCTGTGCTCCAAGCTTGTTGAGCCGTTGGATTCTCCGGATAAAAAAGAGTTTACATTTGGCACTGAGTTTTCCAGCATCAGCGACCTGCAGGCTTTGAGTGCACGCAAAGCGTCCGATGCTTACGATTTGAGTCGATCGCTCAAAGGGTACATGTCAGGTTAATGAGACAGGAGGTGTTTTATGGATAAAACTTTTGATGAAGCCATTGCGGGAATCCGTAAGGCTGAGCGCGGCGTGGAAGTCCGTGAGGACATCGCACAGGGCATGGAGTACGTCAAGCAGTACGCCGAGGAAGTGACAGGCCAGCAGCAGGCTGCTTTGCAAGCCGCTCAAACCGCTGCCGGAGCAGCCAGCACCGCGACGAAAAAGGCCGCAGCAGCTGCAGAGAGCGAAAGCACCGCCCGGACCTTCTCCACCAGCGCAGCCAAAAGCGCACAGTCAGCATCCGTAGACGCAACGAACGCGGGAAACTCTGCCGCTTCTGCCAAAGCTGAAGCGGACAGGGCTGCGGCCATCGTAAGCACCGACAAGACGCTAAGCGTCGAGGGTGCTCCGGCTGACGCAAAAGCTGTTGGCAATGCGCTGAAAGGCATAAAGCTTCCCGTTGCCACCGCCACCACGCTGGGCGGCGTGAAGGTGGGCAGCGGTCTGACGGTCGATGCGGACGGAACACTTTCTGCGGACAGTGCTTTGGCTGCCTACCCCGTTGGCAGTATTTTTCAAACAGTCAGTAGCACCAGTCCCGCAGCCCTGTTTGGCGGTACATGGCAGGAGATTGCGCAGAACCGGGTGCTGATGGGTGCGTCCTACGCCCACGCAGCGGGCACCACCGTGGAGGCCGGTCTGCCCAACATCACGGGCCGTGCTGGCCCAGATGAGCAAGCTGGTTTTTATAACGTCAATAGACCAAATGCATACGGTGCATTTTATGGAGGTGGAAAATCCTACGACTGGGCTGCTTCAGGCGATAGCACCCCCGGCAAAGACCTTTGTTTCGACGCTTCCCGCTCGAACCCGATCTACGGCCGCAGCGCCACCGTGCAGCCTGCCGCCTACTATGTGCACATCTGGCGGCGCGTGGCCTGAGAAAGGAGGTTTTGAACCATGAAGATCATTGACGAGACCGGCGCGGTCGTGGAAAACCCCGACCTGACCCTTGGGTATCTGACCGACGACACCGAGCCAGTGGAGCACCCCGCCGTAGAGGGCGTGGAGGAGCAGTGGCACTGGGAGACCGTGACTGAGTACCCCAACGGCGGCAGGGATGTGCAGAAGGTCGTTGACCGCCCCGGAGTACAGGCACAGGAGGAATGGGTGGAACAGGTGCCAATCCAGAAGTACATCCGCTACACCGCCGAAGAGCTGGCCGCGCAGGAAGAAGAGCGCAAAAAGGCCGAAGCCCGAGAGAAGCTGCCGGAGACGGTAGCGGCGCTGCAAAAAGAAAACGAGATGTTGAAACAGTGCTTGCTTGAAATGAGCGAGATTGTTTATGCATAAAATCACACAAAAACTAGAAAGGATGGTACGTATGATGGCAATGTTATGGGCACAGGAAATTATGTCTGCTGAGACTATGGAAGAGGCAAAGGCTCTGTATGAGCGCTGCCCCCGCCTGCTGAAGGAGAAGGTCAAGGCAATTCTTATCAAGAGCGGCTTTGAGGAAATCACGCAGTAAGGAGGACGCTATGGCTGAAATCATGGACGTATCCCGACATCAGGGCACGATCAACTGGGAGAAGGTCAAGGCAAGCGGAAAAGTGGACGGTGTGATAATTCGCGCCATGGGCAACAGCGCGGAGGGCAGACCCAGTGCGCCCTACACCGACCCGCAGTTTGCTCGCAACTACGCAGAATGCAAGCGGCTGGGCATCCCCTGCGGCGTGTATGGCTACTTCAAGGCGGTCAACCGGGAGCAGGCCGACAAGGAGCTGGCCTATTTCAAGAAGCTGCTCACCGGCAGGAGCTTTGAGCTGCCTGTGGCCGTGGACATTGAGGACGAGGGGCAAAAGCCGCTTGGCAAGGCCGCGCTGACCGACCTGACAGCTTACATGCTGAGCACGGTGGAAAGCTGGGGCGTGTACGCCATGCTGTACACCGGCCTGTGGTTCGGCAACACCTTCCTGTACATGGGCGGTGCAGAGCTGAAACCATACGACGTGTGGCTGGCTGCCTACCGCACGAAGAAGCCTGCTCCCAGCTGGCCCTTTGGCATGTGGCAGTACACCAGCAAGGCCCGTGTACCCGGTGTGACCACCAACGTTGACATGTCCCACGCATACAAGGACTATGCGGGTATCATCCGCAAGAAGGGCCTGACCCGTCTCCGGGAGGGTAAATGACCGAAAAAGAAGCTCTCCTGTGGGTGCTTGGCATCTTGGGTAGCCTGTGCGCTGCGGCCATCACCATCGACAAGGTGCTGGACATCATCCACAAGTACGTCAAAAAGGCACAGGCCCCCGACGATGCGCAGAACAAGCGAATGGATACGCTCGAAAAAAGACTTGGCGTGCTGGAACAGGGACAGCTTCAGCACGCACAGGCCCTTGCAAGAGACCTGCGCCGCTTTGACGGCCTCGATGAAGAGATGCGTCTCGTACTCGTTGGCGTACAAAATCTTTTGGATTCGCAGCTGTCCGGCAACAACCGCGAAGGTATGCAAAAAAGCAAATCCGATATTAACAACTACCTGCTGAAAGGAGTAACAAATCATGGAAGCAATGTTTAACTTTATCCCCGCACCCATCGCACTGGTACTGATGCTCATTGGCTTTGCCGCGCTGGCAGTGGGTGCCATCCGGCTGGGCTACAAGCAGTATGTCAAGGACTGGGCGCTGGAGCTTGTGACCATCGCCGAGGACAGCATCATGGGCAGCGGTCAGGGCGCAAAGAAAAAGGCACAGGTCTTTGCCGCGCTGCGCGGCGCTCTGCCGGACTGGCTGAAGCCTTTCATCACCGATGAAGTGCTGGACAGCGTGATCGAAAAGGCCGTCAGCATGATGAAAAAGGCATTGGCAGACAAGAAGCCCGCCACGACCTGACCCTGCGCTCCATCAAAAGGGAGATTTCTGCAAGACGCGACGTGGCATACTGGTTGGATAAAGCGTACACCCATCTGGACAGCGGTCTGCTGACGGAGGACGACATTGCAGAGGTGGAAGCCCTTGCGCAGGCGTACTACGATGCACTGGATGCTAAGGACAAGGCGAACGCTGAGGAAATCACACAGTAAGGAGGCATAACACATGAACGCAGTAAATATCGAAGATTTGCTCGATTTGATTGAAACCATGAAACGCGTATCTGCGGATGAAATTATCGCTGCATCAAAAGAGAACAACGAGCTGGAGCGCATCGCGCACATCGCGACGGAAGCAACTTATAGTGCCGTTATCGAAAAGCTGGAAAGCCTCCGCGTGTACGCAGTAACCGTTTTGGATAGCAAGGAGTAACATCATGAGTAGCACTACATACGAGCATTTTGTTGACACCAACAAAATGTTCGCCGCACAAGAGCAATTTCGTAACATCACGAAAATGGTCTGCGTATGCTTTCGTGGCTTCACGAAAACATGCCATCTCGGTAACGCCCCCGTAATGGTGCGCAACGCTGGACAACTGCCGCAGCCTTTCTGGCTCGGTGCTGCCTGTGGCGGCGGCTCGTGTAGTCTTTCCGCCAGCGTTGCAAGGGCTTAATGCAGAACAGATAAAAGCTGTGATAAAACGTGCGCCGCTTGGGAGGTATGACCGGAAAATCGCCCGGTTGCGGTACGTTGACCAGCTATGCCAAGTTGATATTGCAGCGCGTGTGCCGTATTGTCGGACATCAATCGGCAATAGGCTGAAAATTATTGATAAAATGCTGGATGTGTGATATCATAATCCTAATTGGGTGCGATTTCTCACGAAACGCATTGAAGCGGCAGGCTTTCGGGTCTGCCGCTTTTCTTTTTTCACGATTTGTGGTATAATTATCTCAACAAATCCACCCGGCCTCTCGAAGAAGCACATTAGGGTGGATGTTTGAAAGGCTACGACCTTTGTAGAGAGCGGCATTGCCTGTGGGCAGTTCCGCTCTTGATTTTACAAAAAACTCCCCTGCTTTGTAGGCAAAGTGGGGGATTTTGTTTTATTCGCACTAGTTTTGTCGAAGCTCTTGTCTTGCAAGTCAAAACGTGATATTTTATTTTTGCTTCCAATGTGAAGCCCTTAACAGTTAAGCGCTCATGCGGATTTTTCCGTGTGGGCGCTTTTCTTGTTTTACAGAAGTTTATAGTGCTCTGCCAGCAGGAAGCGGACGTACACAGGGCACGCGCGCTGTTCACCACACCAGTCCTGCACGGTGCGCCGCGGGACGCCCGCCTGCTTTGCAAAGGTAGTCTGCGACAGACCAGTGCGGGCCACCAGCTCTCGCATAGACAGGTGCGCCACGTCCCAGACGGTGGACAATCTTGCCTTCTCGGCATCCAAGTCGATGCAGCCGGAAGCGTCATCCGGGACGCTAAGAGTGATGTTGTTGAGGAACGCTGCCCTGGACGCTTCCGGGTCAGCAGCCATAATAAAGAGTTCAGCAGTAGTATACATAGTCTTCTCCTTCTTAAATCTCCCCGGTCGATGTTCGCACATCGGCTGGGGACTTTTCTTTACTCCATATCTTCCAGAGTTTCAAGATACTTCGGATAAAGGTCTTCCACGACGGCCTGTCTCTCAACGTCGTCCAGATCACCGTTCATGAGCGCCTCGCCCTCTTCATCGGAGAGTTCGATGCTGGTAGTGACCATCAGATCGCGAGCGTCAAGATGAGAGGTCTTGACGTCGCCATCATCGGTGAGGTGCGCGTAGATCATCCAAACGCCGTTGTCGTACTCGATTTCGGTGCCGGTGGCCATAACCTTGGTTGCGAACTCGTCAGCAGTGAGCTTTTTCATAATTTTTACCTCCATGTCTCTATGCGTTTGTGCGGTGTCTTTCACTGTCTTTATTATACACGCATTGCGTGCAATTGTCAAGGATTTTTTGAGAATTTTATACGCGTTGCGTGCAAAAAGAAAAGGTGCCCACACAGCTTTGTACCGTGTGGGCACCTTTTCTTTTTGGCGTTCGTTTGTCCTTCGTTTGACGTTCGTTTAACGCACGGATTCGGCAGAAAAGGTACTATGGGCGCAAAGGGAGGGCGCACCATGTGGCACAGGTTTAATCCAAACCCGCGCGGGAGCAGCGTCGGGGACTGCGCAGTGCGGGCGGTAGCAGCGGCCACCGGTCAGAGCTGGGAGCAGGCGTATATTGCGCTGGCGCTCACCGGCTACGCCCTCGGCGATATGCCCAGTGCCAACCGCACATGGGGCGCATACCTTCAAAAACGCGGGTTCAAGCGCCGCATGGTGGAGGAAGACTGCACCACCTGTTACACCGTGGCAGATTTTGCCCGGGAGTACCCGCGCGGCGTGTATGTACTGGGCTGCTCTGGCCACGTCCTGACCGTCATCGACGGCGTGTGGTGGGACAGTTGGGACAGCGGCGCAGAATGCCCGATCTACTACTGGTATAAGGAGGAGTAAACGATGCCTTACAATCCGTATGCGTATCAGATGCCGACATACTACGGCCAGCCAATGCCAGACAACCTCACTCAACTCAGGCAGGGAGTGGGCTATCAGTCTCCCATGATGCAGCAGCCGGCAGCACAGACAGCACAGGCTACGCCATCCATCATCTGGGTGCAGGGAGAAGAGGGCGCAAAAGCCTATATGGTCGCCGCAGGCAACAGCGTACTGCTGATGGACAGCGAAAACAGCGCTTTTTACATCAAGAGCACTGACACCAGCGGGATGCCGCTGCCTCTCCGCGTCTTTGACTACAAGGAACGCACCACGGCGACAAAAATGCCCCCTCAGACGGCGCAGCAGCCTGGCGGGGAATTTGTCACCCGAGCAGAGTTTGACGCTCTGGCAGCCCGCTGTGCGGCGCTGGAAAAGCAAGAGCCCGCAAAGCCTGAAACGGAGGTCAAGTAATTATGGCAAACCCTCTTTTTAACGTTCTGAGCGGCGGTATGCCTGCCATGTCCGGCCCTATGGGCCAGTTCGGACAGATGATGCAGCAGTTTCAGCAGTTCAAGGCCAACTTTCAGGGCGACCCCAAAGCAGAGGTGCAGAAGCTCTTGCAATCAGGCAAGATGTCGCAGGAGCAGCTGAACCAGCTTCAGGCGATGGCGCAGCAGTTCCAGCAGTTTTTGCCTCATTAAGTCGTAACCGTGGCCACGGTTCAAGCATAAAAATCATTCAAAACACACGAAAGGAGTACAAAAATGTCTCTTTCTTCCGATTCTGCGGTTCTGACCATGCCTGTTCAGCCCGCAAACACCAACGGCGGCAACGGCTTTGGCTTTGGCAATGATGGCGCATGGTGGATCATCATCCTGTTCCTGTTCGCCTTCTGCGGCGGCTGGGGCGGCAACTGGGGCGGCAATGGCAACACCGGTGCCGGTGTCGTTGACGGCTACGTCCTGACCTCCGATTTTGCCAACATCGAGCGCAAGATGGATGGTATCAACAACGGCATGTGTGATGGCTTCTACCAGCAGGCGCAGCTTGTCAACGGCGTGCAGCAGACCGTAAACAACGGCTTTATGTCCGCAGAGATCAGCCGTGCAAACCAGCAGGCGGCGTTCATGCAGCAGCTGTTTGCCATGCAGATGCAGCAGCAGGAGTGCTGCTGCGAGAACCGCTCTGCCATTCAGGGTGTCAACTACAATTTGGCCACCCAGTCCTGCGAGACCCGCAACACGGTGCAGAACACCACCCGGGACATCATCGACAACCAGAACCAGAACGCCCGCGCCATCCTTGACGCCCTGACCGCACAGCGCATCGAGGCAAAGGACGCAAAGATCGCTGAGCAGGGTCAGCAGCTGTTCGCAGCACAGCTTGCGGCATCTCAGGCAGCCCAGAACGAAACGCTCAAGGCCTACATGAGCGGTCAGCTGGCCTACTACAATCCGCGCCCCGTGCCCGCATTCCAGGTTCCTGCACCTTACCAGTACGGTAACTGCGGCAACGGTTGCGGCTGCAACGGTTGCGCCTAACCGAATAACGGCAACTGACTGCAAATTGTAGTCTGTTCAGCCCCTGAGCTGATTTTGCAAACCAGAGCGCCGGGGCAGTAGTCCCGGCGTTTTTTCTATGAAAGGAGCCGATAAAATGGCTGAATTTAGCAACTCCAACATCGTCAGCGTGGCGGCGGGTGAAAACCTTCCCCTGACCGAGACCGCAGTAAAGGCCCCTGCTTGTATCGTGCACCGTGAGGGAAGCGGCCTTGTGACCTTGCGCGGTCTGACCGGCGGGCAGTGCCGGGCCCGTTTCAAAGTAAGCTTTGGCGGCAATATCGCCATTCCCACCGGCGGCACTGTGGGGCCCGTTTCCGTGGCGCTGGCTGTCGGCGGTGAGTCGCTGACCAGTGCGACTGCCATTGTCACCCCGTCGGCAGTCGAAAATTACTTCAACGTTTTCGTGGCCGCGTTCATCGAGGTGCCGCGTGGCTGCTGCTTGACCGTGGCGGTTAAAAACACCAGCACGCAGGCGGTCAGCATTGCAAACAGCAACCTGATCGTTGAGCGGGTAGCATAAGAAAGGAGATAAAGTCATGCTGGATAAACTGAATCATCTGAAGGATGAGATGTGCGACGAGCTCATGGAGCTGACCGACAAAAAGAACCGTTCCCCGGGTGATATCGAGATGATCGGCGAGATCGTGGATATCATTCTGGACATCCACCGCATCGAGGACTACTGCGAGGGCGGCGAGTACAGCCGTGCGGGCGAGTGGGAAGCTGACATGCGCGGGACTTTTGGCCACGATGCCGGGAACGGTTACAACCGGGGCAACAGCTACGCCAACCGTGGCCGTCACTATGTGCGCGGGCACTACTCCCGCACGGATGGCCGTGAGCGCATGATCTCCGACATCGAGGACATGATGCAGGAAGCCACCGGTGCAGAGCGCGATGCATACAAGCGGGCAGCTGACATCTTGCGCAACGCATAAGAAAGGGGGCGGCAGGTATGGATATTGACGAGATCAATGAGCACATCCGCAAGCTCAAGTGCGAGGAAACCAGCTGGCAGAGTGTCAACAAACTTGCCGCCCTCTGCACTGTGCGGGACGAGCTGGAAGAAAAGCAGGCACCTGAAACGCAGACCCAGTCATTGCCGCCCACGGATTACCGGGCGGCGTACTCCACAGCAGCGGAACCGCAAAGCGACTTTGTGGCGGCTGCCAGCTCTGTTCCTTTCGGAGGTCTGATGCAGGTGCTTGACGAGCACATGAAGGCAATAAAGCTGGTTTACCCGAAAGAGTATGAGCTCGTAATGCGGAAGATAAGCGACTTGTAAAAAGACATAAAATGTGCTATTTTTACATGAGCTTCAACGTTAGGGCACGGGATGCATAATCTAACGGAAAGCCAACAAATTGATGATTATTCACGTTAAAACGCCAAATAAATTTGATTTGTAATCAGTGGGTTGCAGGTTCAACTCCTGTCACCAGCTCCAAAAATAAACGCACAAACGATGAAAATAAATCGCTCGTGCGTTTTTCTTTTTGCTTGAAATGCCTTAAAATC